ATTATTGAGTTCCGCGACTCACTACCATCTTCTTCTTACGCAGTAATTGACTCAAGTTGGAAATATCAGTACGACAAGTACAACGATTTGTATCGTTATGTTCCATTGAACGGTGATACTGCTGGCTTGATGGTACAAACTGATTCTACTCGTGACCCATGGTACTCGCCTGCTGGCTTCAACCGTGGCAACGTTAAGAACGTAATTCGTCTAGCGTACAACCCATCTAAGGTTGATCGTGACCAATTGTACAAGAAAGGTATTAACCCAGTTGTTACTTTCCCAGGACAGGGTACTGTACTGTTCGGCGACAAGACTATGCTTTCTAAGCCAAGCGCATTTGATCGCATTAACGTTCGTCGTTTGTTTATCGTTCTTGAGAAAGCAATTTCTACTGCTTCTAAGTTTACTCTCTTTGAATTCAACGATGAGTTTACTCGTTCGCAGTTCCGTAACTTAGTTGAGCCATTCTTGCGCGATGTACAAGGTCGTCGTGGCATTACTGACTTCCGTGTTGTTTGTGACGCAACAAATAATACTGGTGAAGTAATTGACCGCAATGAGTTTATCGGCGATATCTACATCAAACCTGCTCGCTCTATCAACTTTATTCAGTTGAATTTTGTAGCAGTAAGGTCTGGTGTTGAGTTCTCTGAAGTTGTTGGCAAATTCGGCTAATAAATAAGGGTAATATAGGAGAACAAAATGGCTTTTAACATTAACGATTTCTCAGCTGCTCTTACAGGTGGTGGCGCTCGTAACTCGCTTTTCCAAGTGCAGATTACGAACCCCATTAATGGCGTAGCTGATGCTCAAGTACCGTTTATGTGTAAGGCTGCGGCAATCCCAGCAGCAACTCTTGGTCAAATTGATGTACCATACTTCGGTCGTCAAGTCAAGATTGCTGGTAACCGCACCTTTGCTGAATGGACACCAACAATTATCAACGATGAAAACTTCGCTATTCGTAACGCAATGGAACAATGGTCAAATGCGATCAACTCTTTCCAAGGCAATCTAAACAATGCTGGTGGTACTGCTCCTAGTCTTTATAAGTCTAATGCGCAGGTTACTCAGTATTCAAAGACTGGCGATATTCTTCGCGTCTACAACTTCGTAGGCATCTTCCCAACTGAAGTATCTACTATTGAGCTTGGTTGGGAACAAGACGCTATCGAAGAGTTCTCAGTAACATTCGCATATGACTACTGGGAAGTTTCTGGCGGTGCTACTGGCAACGCTGGCGGCGTATAAAAAGTGAAAAGGTGATATGTTGGGGGAGCATAAATAAGTTATGCTTCCCCAATCTTTAATATAGGATACACTTATGGAACTGTTCGGCTTCCAAATAGGAAAGAAGAAAGACGAAGAACAACCTAAAACGGTACAATCGTTTGCTCCACCACCCAATGACGATGGCGCTTTTAGCGTTACAGAAGGCGGTGCATATGGTACAACCATCGATATGGATGGTCTTGCTAAGAACGAAGCTGCCCTTATTACTAAGTATCGTCAAATGGCTAAACAGCCTGAATGCGAAAGAGCAATTGACGATATTATCAACGAAGCAATTATCTCAGACAATCAAGAGCAATCAGTTTCTATCGTTGTAGACGAAATTGAAATGCCAGAACAGATCCGTGAAAAGATTCGCGATGAGTTCGAATATATTCTAGAGCTTCTAAACTTCAATAATTCTTCATACGAAATCTTCCGCAACTGGTATGTTGATGGACGTTTGTTCTATCATATTATGGTAGACGCAAACCAACCACGCAACGGTATTCAAGAGTTGCGTTATATTGACCCACGTAAGATTAAGAAAGTTCGTACGAAGAAAAGAGTACAGAGCGAACAACATAACAATCAGTTCGTTCCTCAACAATATGTCGAATACTTTGTTTACTCTGAGCGCGGTGTACAAGCAGGCAATCAGGGCATTAAGGTTGCGCCTGATAGTGTAGCGTATTGTCACTCAGGTATTCAAGACGAAAACAATAGATCGATTCAATCTTATATGCATAAGGCATTGAAGCCACTGAATCAATTGCGTATGCTTGAAGATGCTACGGTTATCTACCGTTTAGCACGTGCACCTGAGCGTAGAATTTTCTACATTGACGTTGGTAACTTACCAAAAGCAAAAGCAGAACAATATCTGCGCGACATGATGGCAAAGCACAAGAACAAACTTGTGTATGATGCTAACACTGGTGAGATGCGTGACGATCGTAAGTTTATGACTATGTTGGAAGACTATTGGTTGCCTCGCCGTGAAGGTGGTAAGTCAACTGAGATTACAACGTTACCAGCTGGTCAGAATCTAGGTGAGTTGGAAGACGTAAACTACTTCCGCAAGAAATTATATGAAGCACTTAATGTGCCTATCGCTCGTTTAGAATCAGAAACACAATTTAACATCGGTCGTTCGTCAGAGATTAGTCGTGACGAAGTCAAGTTTGCACGTTTTATCAATAGACTGCGCAACCGCTTTACTGAGTTGTTTAACATTTTGCTCGAGCGTCAATTGCTATTAAAAGGTATCATTACCAAAGCAGAATGGAAAGATGTTAAGTCAAAATTATTCTATGACTTCCTTGAGGATAATCACTTTAGTGAGTTAAAGGAAGCAGAGATTATGCAGAATCGTCTTGCTATTTTACAAGACGTTGATCAATATGTTGGTAGATATTACTCTATTGAGTGGATTCGTAAGAACGTATTGATGCAAACAGAAGAAGAGATTGAAGAAATCGATACTCAACTTGAAATGGAAAAAGACGTCGCTGATATGGAGATGGGTGACGAAACTGATCAAGAGTTTCGTTAATTATAAATACACTGGTAATATTAATTGGAGACTACTATGTCTGATTACACTACAGCTGATGCTGTTAACATGGCAATGGAAAAGAATGTCGCTGGCTTTAGAGAAGCAATTAGTGACATTTTATTGGACAAAATCCAGAACGCAGTAGAAGTAGAAAAAGTAAAGGTTGCTGCTGGCTTCATGGCAGAACCAGAAGAAGAAGGTGACTACGATGTCGATTAAATCTTTTAAGACGTTTGTTACAGAGAAAACTGATTACGCTAAAAGCGTAAAGCAAGCTAAAGAAAGTGCTAAGGATACTGCTGGCGAGAAGTCAACAGTTAAGCAAGGTTGTTCTAAAGTAGACGAAGCAATTGCTGATGACTACAAAGCACCTAAAGATAGCGATAAAGAAGCAACTGACCTTGAGCCACGCGGCAAAGGTGAGAAGAAGTTTGCTGATGATCACAAGAAAAAGAAAGAAGTTAAAGATCATCCAGTAGCAACAGACGCACAGTTTAAAGGTTAATTTAAATGGCGTGGGTCACTGTTCCAGGCTCAGGCGGTATTTGGGAATACGATAATGCCGCGACATCTGAGTATTCAGATGCTCCAGGAACTGTGTCTGGTGGCATCCGTACGTTTACATTTCCGAATGGTAACGTACAACAAATGTATTGTCGCTGCCGAAAGGTTGGCGAAGATTTAAGCGGACAAGCAGCTGAAGATCGTGGCGAACTTTCTAAAGACTATTTTGACGCAAGGGTATAAGAAATGAAACTTATTACTGAAGTAACAGAAGAAATTAACTATCTCACCGAAGCAAAGGAAGATGGCAAGAAGAACTACTTTATTGAAGGTGTGTTCATGCAAGGTGCTATCAAAAACCGCAACGGTCGTATGTACCCAACCGAAGTTCTTGATAAAGAAGTTGGTCGCTACAACGAATCATACGTTGCTAAGAATCGTGCTTATGGTGAGCTAGGTCACCCTGCTGGTCCAACAATTAATTTAGAGCGTGTTTCTCATATGATTACATCGCTACAACGTGAAGGTAATAACTTCATGGGTAAAGCGAAGATTATGACTGAAACCCCATACGGCGCAATTGTTAAGTCGTTAATGGACGAAGGTGCTCAACTAGGTGTGTCTTCACGTGGTATGGGTTCTCTTAAAGAGAATCGTCAAGGTATCGCTGAAGTACAATCCGATTTTTATCTAGCAACTGCTGCGGATATCGTAGCAGATCCATCTGCTCCTAATGCCTTTGTTTCTGGTATTATGGAAGGTGCTGAGTGGGTTTTCAATGAAGCTACCAATACTTGGCAGCAGCTTGAAGCAACGGATAGAATGAGAACTGAAATGAAGAAGATGACGGCTGAAGAAGTTGAAGCAAAGAAGTTTGCCTTGTTCGAGCGTTTTATTTCATCTTTAAGTAAGTAAAATTTATCTTTTTATAAATAAAAAACAATAGAGATAACTTCAATAGGAGCAATCCAAAATGTCTGATAAAGAACTATTCGAACAAGAAGTTGAAGTTCAGGTTGATGAGGCAAAAGCATCTTTCGGTGTAGACGCTGAAGTACCAGAACCTTCTACTAAAGAAAACACTCCTCCAGGTGATAAGCCAAAGGATGAGGACAAAACTAAAAACCCAACACAAGGTGATTCAGTTAAGCCAACCAAAGTAAAGGCTATCTCTAAAATCGCTGACGCTGTTAAGGGTATGAGCAACGAAGAATTCCAACGTGTACATGAAGCACTCATGGCTGCATTGGAAGGTAAAGAAGTTGTAGCTGAAGAATCTGAAGAAGCTCCAGTTACAGTTCGTGAAATTCGTAAGATCACTGCTGAAGAAGTAAGTGTTGCTGAAGATGTTGCAGCTATGTTTAAAGGTGAAGACCTTTCTGAAGAGTTTGTAACAAAAGCAACTACTATCTTTGAAGCTGCTATCGTTTCTAAAGTTAATGACCTTCTCGAAGGTGTAACTGTTGACTTGGAAGCAGAGATGGAAGTAACTAAGCAGGGTATGATGGAAGAATTGACCGATCGTCTTGATTCTTACTTAGAGTACGTTGCTGAAGAGTGGATGAAAGAAAATGAATTGGCAGTTGAGCAAGGCATCCGTGCTGAAATCGCTGAGAACTTTATCGCAGGTTTGAAGGATTTGTTCACCGAGTCATACATTGACATCCCAGAAGAAAAAGTTGATCTCGTTGACGAGTTGGCTGCTAAGGTTGAAGAACTAGAAGCATCAATCAACGAAGAAATCGAGAAAAACATTGACCTTAAAAGAGAAATTAGCGAAGCGAAAGCAGCTATCATCCTTGATGACGTTTCTGAAGGTCTAACAGAATCTCAAGCTGTTAAGTTGGCATCTTTGGCTGAAGGTGTTGAGTTTGACACAGAGGAGTCTTATGCTGAGAAGCTGCAGACTATCAAAGAGAACTACTTCTCTTCAGAGGTAACTCTTACTGAAGAAACTAACTTTGATGATGAGCCTCTTGAGATCGAAGAGGATGCTAACCAAGCAATTGATCCAGGAATGGCTGCTTATATGAGTGCCATCTCTAAGAGCATCAAGAAGTAAAAATTATAAATATTAACACATTAGGATAAAGTAACTCGAAGGAGACCTAACATGTATCAATCTGATGACTTAATCAAGAAGTGGCAGCCAGTTCTTGAGCATCCAGACCTGGAAAAGATCACCGATGCTCATAAGCGTGCTACTGTAGCAACCTTGCTAGAAAACCAAGAGATGGACGCTCGCGCGAACGCTCAAGGTTCTGGCGGTTATAACTCACCTACTCTGTTGGGCGAAGCTGCACCTACCAATGCAATGGGTGCTTCATCTTCAACTGCAGCTGACGGTGCAATCGACACGTTCGACCCAGTACTTATTTCACTGGTTCGTCGTTCTATGCCTAACCTAATCGCATACGATATCTGTGGCGTACAGCCAATGACTGGTCCTACTGGTCTGATCTTCGCTATGCGTTCACGTTACAACGGTCAAACTGGTGACGAAGCATTGTTCAACGAAGCAAATACTTCATTCTCTGGTTCTGCTGCTGGTAACACCGCTTCTATCTTGGTAGCAAACGGTTCTGCTGGTACTGCTCAAGCTGGAACTGATCCTAACGATCGTGCTTCTGGTTCAGGCTATACCGTTTCAACTGGTATGTCACGTTCTGCTGCTGAAGCATTGGGTGATTCTGCTCAAAACGCTTTCCAAGAAATGGCATTCTCAATCGAGAAAGTTGCTGTTACAGCAGTATCTCGTGCGTTGAAAGCTGAGTACACAATGGAATTGGCTCAAGACCTTAAAGCTATCCACGGTTTGGATGCTGAGCAAGAGTTGTCAAACATCTTGTCTGCTGAGATCTTGGCTGAAATCAACCGCGAAGTAGTTCGTACTATTAACTACTCTGCTGTTGCTGGTGCTCAAAAGAACACTACCACTGCTGGTACTTTCGACTTAGACACCGACTCAAACGGTCGTTGGTCTGTTGAGAAGTTCAAAGGCTTGATGTTCCAAATCGAACGTGATGCTAACGAACTTGCGAAAGCAACTCGTAGAGGTAAGGGTAACATCATGATCACTTCTTCTGACGTGGCTTCTGCTCTTCAGATGACTGGTGTTCTTGATTACACTCCTGCTTTGAACAACAACTTGCAAGTTGACGACACTGGTAACACCTTCGCTGGTGTACTTAACGGTCGTATCAAAGTTTACATCGATCCATACTTCGCTGACGCAGCGAACCAGTACTACACCTTGGGTTACAAAGGCACTTCAGCGTTTGACGCTGGCTTGTTCTACTGCCCATACGTGCCTCTACAAATGGTTCGCGCTATTGGCGAGAATACCTTCCAGCCTAAGATCGGCTTTAAGACTCGCTACGGCATGGTTGCTAATCCATTCGCAATCAACGATGTAGCTGGTCAGGCTCGTCCTGCTCGTCTGGGTTCTGGTGACGGTAACGTCTACTACAGACTGGTTAAGGTTACTAACCTGATGTAATAAAAAGAGTCAGGTACACTGACCAATTTTAAGGGATCCTTCGGGATCCCTTTTTTATTGCCTAAATAGTAGCATGGAACCAGATAATAAAAACTTTCTCTCTCCCGTTGGATTTCAATTCAGCATCCAGAAGTTGCCGCACGTGCAGTATTTCTGTACTCGAGCATCTATACCCGATATAACATTAGGTGCTGTTGATCTTGAAAACCAATTCATTAGATTGCCTATTCCTGGGGATAAGTTGACGTTTGGGCAACTAGATTTAAGTTTTCAAATTGATGAAGACATGAAAAACTTTACAGAAGTTTATGACTGGATGATTACATTAGGTTATCCTGATAACTTCCAACAAAGAGCAGTGCATCAAAGAACAAATCAAAAGACTACTTCTAACGAAACAGTTTATTCTGATGCTTCTCTTATTGTGTTGACTAATCAGTATAAACCAAACATTGAAATTAAGTTTGTTGACATCTATCCAACATCACTTTCTACTCTTGACTTTAACGTACAAGAATCAGACATTGAATATTTGACAGGTACAGCGTCATTTGCCTATCGTAAATATGAATTGAATATTTTACGTTAATAGGTTATAATAGTAACTCGTAGA